GTCACCGCTGAACTCAACGGTCGGCGTGATGGATTGAACAACGCCTTCGTCGATCAGCCATTGAAGAGAGTTGACGCAATATTTTTGCGCTCGCGCCAATGTCGAGTTCGTTTTCTTTTCGCGTTGCAACAGCCAAAGACCGGAGCCTTGCGTGTGTTCTTTAAATGAGTTCGACCAGAATCCACGACGGGACTGACGACCTTTCATTCCCGCTTGGAAGGTTCGGATCTCGTCAAGCGTTGCGCGGCGGTCGGTGAATAACGAAAGCTCGACGGCGACCTGTAGCGATGAAGTGTTGAAAACCTTTTCTGTTGTGCTTGCTGGGATTGTATATTCTAATATTGGAGCAGTACCGCCGCCGCCGACAGGCCAGCCTGTCTTGTCGGGAAGAAACCCGTTTGACGTTGGATGACTATTATCATAGGAGTTCCCTTCAAACTCCCAACCTAAACCCGCATTAGAGATTTCACCGCCGCCGCCTTTTATGTATGCAGGTTTGTCGCCCTGAAACCCAGCCTGTGGGTATACCCCGTTATCAACGGCATCGGCTCCCGTTAATCCTGATACGATTATTTGATTCGGTATCCCATCGGAATCAATCTCAGTAGTTTCAACCTGCGGGGAATCACAAAGCAGAAAGTCACCGCCGACGATCTGAATGTCGGAGTGCCGCTTTTCCCGATCGAAGATGAAAGATAAATCAGCCATGCTCAACATCTCCGTTTTCGTAGTCCGATGCGGTGAATGTGTCCGCCTCTGGCAACGGCGTTCCTGTGGGCGATGCGTGTCCAGACCTTGAATGCGTGTGTAAATTGTAGTCAGCGATTAAAAGATTCAGCTTGGTCGTCAGGTCGTTGATCTTGATCAGCCCTCCGAATGCTGTTCCGCTTAACTCGATCTTTCCGCCTGTGCAATGAACCGTCGCACCGCCTGCCGAATACATAACGGTATCGCCCTCGGCGACTTCAATCGGAGCCTGACCCGCGATGATAAGCACCGCGCCGCTTTCCTGATTGCCTCCACGATATGCTGAATAGGTTTGTGATCCGGTCGGTGCTTTGCTTTCAAAGCCGTGCGCCTGTGGGTGCTCAAGATCGGAATGGATCTCGCCGCTTAACTGTTCGGCTTGAACCTTGCCTCGCGAGCCGTGAGACTTGAGCCGACCAAATTTGAAAAGGTTGTTTAATCTCTTTTTCATTGCAGGTTTATATCACGGTAGAAAATCGTTGCCAACATAATCGAGTCCGAACGTGTATGGATCTACGATTGAAAGTGATGTGGTACTTCCTTCGCGGTTGACGGTTTTCGTCACGCCTTTGATCAGCATGGTTCCATGAATGCCGAGGCTGATGCTTTCACATTCGATCAGCGTGTTCGGGTTGATGCTTTGAATGTCGGCGACGGTGATCTGGAACTCGGTCGAGCTTCCGTCTGCGATTCTGCCCATCCATTCGCTGGAAGTCTGCGCGTCTTGGATCTCTATGTCGCCGCTGTTAATCGTCGCTAAAGGGCGATAGCGCGTCGATTTGCCCTCAAACGTACTGGCAACCGTATTTGATACGGACGACTGCCCTGTCGTTGTATACGACGATCTGCGCCGCATTGCCGACACCACGCCCTTTCCTTTGATGATATTGTTGCCCTCAAGCAGAACAAAGGCGGCTTTTGTGGAGCCGGCCCGTTCAATCACAAGGTCGCCGTCGCTGTTTGAATTGCACAGGAAGCCCTGTCTCGTCACCAGTTCGCGGATGATATCGACAGCGGGTTCGTTCAGCCCGTACCGAAAGCGCGTGATCTTGGTTCCTTCCTCGCCGAGAACCTTGATCCCGAATGGCGAAGCGATGCGCGTGATGATCTCCTTCAGGGTCAATCCAGCGAACTCGCCCGACCCGTCAACGGTGCAGTCGATCAGATCGCCAGCTTTGTCCCTTCCTCGGATCGTTATGTTCTCGCCGACTGCTAGGTCGATTGAATCAATGTAACCCGTCAGAAGCGCGTTTCCTTCGCCGTCAAGGATGCGACAGGCATCACCCGCTTTGATTGGAACCGCGTCGCCGATCCAGCGGTTATTGGATACGATTCCGAAAGCGTCCGAAAGCGACTCCATGCTCGATAGAATGCTGATGCTTTGGAACCCCTGATACCTTTGGTTGTTTACTTCCAAGATCATCAGAAGGAAAGAACCTCAAGTTCGCGTGGCAGAAATAGCGGATGCCTTGCGGCGTTGCGTTCGACGAGTTCGTCGCCGCGTGAAGCGTTGCCATATAGATCCTGCGCCAGAACAAGCGCGACGTTCTCTTCGTTGAATGTCAGATCAAGCGTCGTCGGTAGATCGCCCTGCTCGGTGATGTGCTTCGAGACTGCCGCGACAATATTCGCGATTTCATAGTAGCTCTGCTCTTGACCTTCGATAGAACCGTTCGCGAGTTGTTGCAATCGCGCCGCCTCTTCGATTTGAGCCTTGACCCGAAGTGCATCTTCGAGCGTTGCGTATTCAGCCAGTACCGCCGCCCGACCCATTTCGGCGAGTGCGCTGTTCTTGACGAGTTGATTGAACGCGTCTTGGTTGTCGATGGCATCCTGCGCGGTCGAGGAACCCGCCGAGATTGTTGCTTGCCCTGATCCGTATGAATCGAACAACTGCTTCTGCGCGTTGAATGCGTTGATGGGTTGCTGGAAGGCGTTCGTCAATGCTTCGGTCGTGTCGCTGATGCTGTTCGCCAATGTGGTCGGCGTATAGATCAAGGTCGTGGCGTTCTGGCTGATCGTGAAAGCCGCCGCCGTTACCACATCGAGAGCATCGCCAGCCGCGCCGAGTCCGAGCGTGTCGAGTAGATCGGTGCTGAATTTTTGCGTCAGGGTAGTCGATGCGTCTGCAACCCATGTCGCACCGCTTGATAGATTGGAGGAAAAGCGTTCGATAAAAGAACGGTCGTCGATGGCATCTATCGCCGCGCCTGCGGTGTCGAGAACAAAAACGGGCTGAACCGTTTCTGATGATTGAACGAACGTGACGAGAATCTTTTCAGTCCCGCCCTCTCGATTTGAAAATCTATTAACAGCGCGACCAGCGCGAACGCTCAACGGATCATGGTTCGGAAGTATAAGCGACGCGATTCCGCCGAACTCTATTGCACCTATAAAATTATCGCGGTCTTCGATATAATTGTCACCATAGAAGGAGCACAAAATATCAAGCTGACGAGGTAGTTTTCCTTGATCCTGAATACTATCTTCTGATGCGCTGACTTGCCCGAATGCGGCGGCAAGTCCTCCGGTTTTATTATCCTGCAAGGTTAGATCGCGACCGAAAATCATGTCGATCTCTTCTATCCTGAAAGGAACGCCTGAAAAGCTGGCTTGAGTTCCTTTAAAACGCTGTAGCCATTCTGGTTCTTTGTTCATAATTACCTACAAAGCTGGAGTCATAATTCCCATGCTTGTTGAAATATTGACATCAGCGTCGCCCGACGTTCTCTCAACCGTCGCCGCACCGTTCACATTCAGATCTATTGTCACCGCACTTTTTACAGCATCAGCGAATGCTGAGAAACCTGTCGCCGCGTCTATCTTTCCGAGTACGGTCGGAGCCGAATCAACTCGACCGACAATGCCCCCAAGTCCGCCAGCCAGCGTTTGCGTTCCTCTTACGACCAATTCAATCGCGTCTGCAATCCCTTGGAAAATTGTTTTGATTGGTTCGAATTTCTCGAAGTCAATTATCATCTGATCGACCAGAGCCGACAATGTGCTTTCTGAGTTTTCAAATACGCCGATGAAATCGTTCTCAACAATCGCGCCGAGTCGTTTCATTTTTTCGGCGAACGTGTCCATGTTTGTTCCTGCCTGAGATGTTGCGGTTTGGGTTCCGGTCATTTCTTTTGACCAGTCCCGCAGGAGCTTTCTATTGTCGATTAGGATTTTACCTGCGGCGATTGCCTCTAGACCAAATAATTCAGTGAGTGCCGCCGCGTCAAGGTTTGCGCCTGCAAGGTTTTCGAGAGCCTTGTCCAGCCCGACAACCTTCGGGCTAATCGCGTCAATGCCTTTTGATGTCAATTTGAGCAGAGCTGTTTTTAATGCCGTTCCTGCTCGCTCTGCGTCTATTCCGTTCTTGGCAAGCACCTGAATCGCCGCATTACCATCCTCAAAAGAAACACCGGCTATTTTCATCGCAACGCCAGCCCTCGCGATTGCCGTTGCTGTCTGAGCTATTTCAGACGCACCAACCTTTGAGCCTGCCGCGAGTACGTTTATAACTCTTCCTGCGTCGGCGGTTTCTAATCCGAACTGGTTCATTGATGTAGTGACGGCCTCGACTGCGGTTGACAGGTCGATTCGTGCGGCCTTCGATAAAATCAGCGCCTGTTCCGAAATCTCAAGCAGGGCGTTCGGGTCTTTTAAAAGTTCCGATCTTGCCGAGCCGATTTTTTTAATCGCTCCGACTACATTTTTTGCAGACACGCCGTATTTTTCGCCGAGCGTTTTTGCCTCATCTCCTGCAAATTTTAATTCACCACCGACTAAACCAGTCAGCGCGGAAAGATCCTGTAGGGCTGTTTCAAATTGTGCGCCCTTGAGAATAGCCGCGCCAAACCCAACGACAGCGAGTTGTCCCATTCTCCTTGTAAGTCGGCTCATATCAGCCGACAGCCCTTGCAATCTAAAGGATGTTTTAGACGCTGATTTTGACATCTTGTTAAAAGATTTGTCTACGTCCTTCCCGACTTTGCCGAGATTGCTGGTCGCGTTGATCTGAATACTGGCTGTAAATTTTGCCATCTAAACTCTCCGCTTCATTGCTTTAATCTGCGCGTCGTACCTATTCAGAAACCCGATAAGAACACTAAATTTCATCGTCCTGTACTCCGAGTAGTCAAAATGAAAATGCGTTCCTAGCACCGATACGATGTCCAGAAACGCATTGTCCCACTCGGCTTTATTTGAACCCAGCAAACAAGGGCGGGTTCCGACCCTTACTCGAAAAAATCAGAGCAAAGGGTTCCTGCTTTTGCTATATCAATGGGTTTCATTTTGGCTATATGACTCTCGCCGCAATTAACAACACAGGCGCAAACTAATTTTTTCAATCCTTTCGCCTTGGTCAATTCAGAATAGTCGAAGTCGTACATCTCCAGCTTTTCCTGAGTCGGTTCTTCGAGTTCTAAAACCTCAATGGTTTCGTCGCCGAGAACGATCGCAGACTTGAGTTTGTATTTTATAGCCACCGTGGTTCTCCAAAGATTTCGAGTTCAACATCGCCCTCGCCATCTAGAGCAGGGTTGTTGACGATTGCCGCGTTGCTGATCTGCAAGCTCGAACCATCGCGGAATGAAAGCGTTGTGCTCCATCCGGTCACGGCGAGAGTCTGTCGCAGATGCTTCGCGGTTTCAGCGTTAAGCACAACAGGGATCGTTGCAGTCTCGTCGCTTGGAATATATTTATAGTACGTTGAGCCGTCGAGGCTCCGCTTTCCTTCCCAGTTGAACACGCTGGTCGGGATTGAAGGATCACCCG